AGATATCGAATCTAAACCCCTTCATCTGTCATTTGCATTATGGGAGTCTGAAGTTGCTTCAGCAGCTCTCCAACAAGGTGTCGACCGTTGGGCCGATTCCCTTGAAGGAAGACCAAATGCAGATGTGACAGCTCTGAGGGAGTATGGATTGAAGTGTAGAGTGGTAACGAAGAGCCCTGCGGCCCTTCTCCAAGCTTTACATCCAATCCGGAAGCGATTACTGAAGGGGTTGGCTGCCTCTCCAGAAATTTCTTCGTTACTACATGGTGACTTGAACGCATGTTTGAACACCTTTATAGGTGGCAAGGGTCTGATTGCTTCGTCTGATCTGACAGCAGCAACTGACTTGTTCCCGCTAGAACTTGTTCAAGCGGTAACAGACGGCCTCGCGGAATCCGGTATGCTTTCGGATCGTGAGATACGATTCCTGAAACTCGGTACAGGTCCAATGAATGTCTGTTGGAAAGATTTGCCCTACTCAAAGGGCGGCAAGTATCGGTATGAAACAAGTCGTGGAATCCTTATGGGATTACCCACAACTTGGGCCATACTTAACTTGGTCCACCTCTTTTGGTGGAACGAATCTCTCCGACAATCCAGTCATTTGACCTCCCGATGTGGACGGTTTTCGTGTTTCGGCGATGATGCTCTCATCATTGCTGAAAAGCCAGTTCTTGACACCTACGACGGACTTATCTCTATGTGTGGAGGTAAGTTGTCAGTCGGTAAACATGCGCGTTCTCGTGTTCGAGGAGTCTTTCTTGAACGTCTGATTACGTTCGATGTAGTGCGTGAAACCACACGTAAACATCTTGGTTCGGCGTTGCCAATGATTTTAGATTTCTCCAAGAAAGGAGTCAGAGAAAATCAGGCAATGAGAGGATTACGGGCTGCGAGCCCGTATGGTACTGCGGCTATCACGGTCATTAAAGGTTATACCCTTTCTGACCACGCCCCGATTAGGGGTTTACTCCACCCTTCTGCTGATGCAGATACATTGGGTGGACCGATAGCTCGCTCCAAGCGTCAGTCAGTAATGATGACAATTGGAAGTACTATAGAAGCGGTTTCCCGGTCTCACGGGCCGTCCAAAGTTTTCTTAGTACAGAAGTTTCTGTACCAAAGAGCAATGGACGACTTGCGTGATCGCGGTATTCCGCCTCTGCCTCGCCTCCTAGGAGGCTCAGGATTACTCCCGAGCTCGGAAGGCTGGAACACCAAGATTGAACGTGTGTGCTCTAAACACTATCGTCGAGCCATCGCTTCCTTAGTGACAGCGCCTCAATGCCAAGAGACGCATAGCTTTGGAAGGATCTGGACATCAAGTGACGGACGGGTGCCCGCATGGGTATTCGATATGGCACGAGATGTCCCAGAGTCTGTAAGCTGCCATCCGCAGCCGTTTGGTCCTTTACGGGAAAACCTCGTTGACTGTGGGTCAACACCTGTTGACACAGCAATGAGGCTTCTAATTCTTCAGGCAAACTTGCTTGGTACAACCGGGGAAGCTTGGAAGACTGGTGATATTATCACCCGTCTCCGGCGTAACCGCGATGACCTTGCAGGAATGTGGAAGAGTTCGAAACCCGTAGTAGGGACCATCCAAAAGTGGATTGACAGAATACAGAATGGTCAAGTAATCAGATTTGCACAAGAAAGACTGTTCGTTTTATCCCAAGCCGGCCCACAAGGCTTTCACATTGTGGGTCTGGGTGACTTGGGACCCAGTTCGCG